CTGCTCCGCTTTTATACATGCTGAATGCGTAAATAGGAGCCCAATATTCCTTAATCTCATTCCCTACAGCCTTCTTGGCGATAGCAAAGCCGATAATGTCGTTCGGGCGACATTTACCGGTAATGAAGCCGTTGGGTCCAACTTCACCGTTTTCAAGCCTTTTCGAATATCGCTTGAGGTCGTAGCCAAATTGTTTCATCTGATCGTCGTTCGGCTCAAAACCAAGCTCGAACTCAGGCCATCCGTTTTGTTTCCAATCGAGACCCTGGGTAATTGATCCGAAGTCTGCGATTGATACACCAAACTCCGCGGAGCCTTGGTCTTTATTGATGAGGCGCCTGAACAATTTATTGAGATTAAACTCTTCTCGCTTTGTATTCTTCGGTTGGATCATCTCAGCAAATGCTCTGATAACAGCAGCAGAAGAATCGCCAAGCTTAAACTCATCAAGCTCATCTCTGACAAGTCGGAAGATTTCCCGAGGAGAAAATCTGAACTCGCCTACATTGAACGATCCATCAAATGGAGTCGATCCGTTCAGCTCAAGCTCGAAGAAAGGTATGATAATACCTTTGCCTCCCTTATCTAGTTTGACGTTTCGGTAGTGACCGTTGGTCTCTCTCCTGATGATTGCCAAGAGCTCATCACTGACTGCTCCTTCAATGAACATCGTGTTCCCATTTCTCTTAGCTATATCGATAGCTTCCGACAAATTTTGGGGAGAGATGCTTCCTTCAATCAACCAAGAGATATTCGGTCCAGGGAATTCCGTATAGTTCAAACCAGTCTTATCTCCATGACCAAGCAGACGATATTTGTTCTTATAGAAACCAGCAATGATTTTTCCTTTAGAATTTTTATCGCCTCCTTTGATTAAGCTTTCATAAGAATAGTTTTTACCAGAGCCTTTTTTATTGGTCGATCCTTTTTTGGTATTCTTTTTCTGTTCCTTCGGTTGCCACTTATAAGCTTTGAAGTATGGCGCGAAACCAGATTCTCGATATTTGCTCTCAAAGTCCTTAGACAAATCATCAATTCGCGATGGATCAATATATACATCACCCATACGCTCGATATAGTCTTCAGTGTATTTAAGCATCAGCTCAAGGTTTCGATCTTGACTCGAATACCAATTGATGAGGTTATTATTCTTAAACGGATAAGACGAAGAGACTCGCACCGATCGAAGAACTTTATTCATATCGACAGATTCTGTAGGAACCCACTCTTCAAGCTTCTGCTTCAAGGCTCGGCAGATATCTTCATTGGTATCGGATTTAATATTAGGATCCTTGAGAATCTGCTCAGTGAACACAAGACACATTTCGTTCAGCTGCTCAAGAGAGACGAGAACCGGGCCATTATCGGTTACTCGAAGCATCAAATGAGCAAGCGCATAGTATTGCTGTATGTTTAGATCCTTGTAATCGTTACTGTAATTGCTGTTCATAAAAGCTTCAGCAAGAAGACGCCTTGCTCCTTCGATGTCTCCGCTGCTAGCCATGTTCAATACAGTCTCTCTGATACGATGGTTCTGCTTTCTGTAGTCTTCGATGATGTATCGCTTGATGACCGAGTCGCTTGAATCAACTGGCTTCGCTTTAGATTTGATTGAATTCTTCTCCGTAGAATCAGAACGATTGATTCCAAGAAACGCTCCGACAGGAGACGTTCTATAAGCTCCAGTCCAGTTCGACGTTTGGTCTTCTGGCGTATGTTTTTTGCAAGGAATACCCTTCGATTCACAGGTACAATTGTCTATGATCTCAATGTTTCCATCTTGGTCGGGAGCAACAGTAGCAGCAGAATAATCATCGATTATGGTTCCATCAGCGAAATGCCCACCAAAGAACTCGTCCATACGATTCTGGAACTCATCATATGGAATAAGAATTGTCTTACCGCCACCACAATCTTCATCTGGTCTGATGTTGGCTACGAATCCCATAATGGCATTTTTCTGAGATTCGTTACCATTGACGCTTGTTGCAGACGCAGTTCGCGCACCGCCCCAATGCTGAAGCTGGTTGCTATAGTTCCTAAGCTCGCTTTCTTTTACATGTTCAAAAGTCGGCATCTCATATTCGTCCGACTCGAAATGTCTCGCAACATCAGCGTTCTCCAGGATGTCGGACAGGTCAACTATGAAATCGCAAAGCGATTCAACGATCTGGTCTTTACCTAGTAAACCATATTCCCAATTGAGATCGTTATCCTTAGCAGCTGCTTCATAATCGTTCCAGTCAACATCAAACTGCGGGATAACATCTTCGACAATCCAGTTGTAGATATCTTCTCTTTCAACTCCAACAGAATTACTTAGGAACTTAATTACTTCGGCAAATTTGTCATTTGCAATTTCGGTAATCTCATACTGTTTCTTGCCGGTAATCGGAGTAAACAAAGCAGTGATTGCATAAAACGAAGGATGATCCATCAATAAACTCTTCGCCTTCTGCATCATGAACTTGTATTCTCCAGAACTCTTCGCAAGTTGCCAGTTCTTAATAGTGTCTTCAAGACTGATAGCGGAAGTGTAGGTGACATCATCCAGCCCAGCAGAGTAGGTTGTCCGCCGAAGAGCCATAGCTACTCGTTTGTTGTCAAGCAACCAGTCCTTGATTTCCTGATCTGTCGGATTTTTCTTGCCGAAAATAGCTTCCTGCGAATATGGTTTTGCTAACTGGTCTCCTTTGTAGACCCAGACTTCGTAGTCAGGATCCGTTAAGCATTTAGCAACTATCACTGGATTATTAACAAACATGTCGTAAGACATTTCGCCAAGAAACGCATTGTCAACTTTTGCCAAGTCTGAAACCTTCATACCATTGATAGATAGCATGATGGAGTCGTGAGCGTGGATAGCTGCATCTTCCTGCTGGTTTTTCTCGGTAGCAGAATACGACGGCGTGCAGGCAACAGCAAAGCTATCAGAAAGAAGCTCCGGTTCGACATCGGTCAAAAGGTAGTTCCCATTCGCCAGATCTTTGAAAAACTCTCCAATGCTCAAATTGTTTTCATAGAGGTACGACATCGTTTTTCTAACATCAGTGTCGATGTCATCAATGTTCTTCTTTACATAGGAATCCATCGAGTTGACGACTTTCTTAAAGCTGTTCAGCCACTCGCCATGTCCTAGGTCAGTAATGTAAAGATTGCTTACAGTAGGTGTCATTCCCGTTGCAACAAGCATAGCCGGAACATGTCTATCTACTTTGTTCCTATCAATATCGTAGCGATCTTTTCTGACAAGCGTGATAAGCTTCTTGCATTTTTCTTCGAATCCTAGACTGTCACTCAATGCCCAGTCGGTTATCGCACTACCACCATCACGGTAATCCTGAACAAGAGCTTTCCATAAGTCAGACTGCCCTGCAAGCTCATCTAGTTTAGCTTCCCACTTCTGTCGCATCTTCGCTAACGATTCTTCGCTATACTCGCCTGATTCCTTAGCATCAAGCCACTCGCTCTTCATCTCCATAATGGGAGCAAGACGATATCTCGTCATTAGGGAAATCCATTCCGAGCCAAGTTTGTCTTTTGCGGACTTAGTATCAGGCGCGGTAAGGCAAGCATTGATTAGCTGTCTTCCAAACTTGCTTCCTCGAATACCGTCAACGCTGTTCATTCCATAGTAATCGAAGGCGTTTTTGCCTAGCAGCCTCATCGTAGAGAGAAGACCTTCGCTTACTGCGACGTAGTCAGCCTTATCGACTTTATCATCGAACTGACGCATTTGCTCTACTGTGGCGTAAAGAGCCTTATCGAGATTCTTATAGAAGTTGAAATCGTATTTATCGCGGAGGTCTGCAAGGCATCTAACGAAATCTCGAATCCCTTGTTCGCCTCCGGTTATTGGTCTCTTCTGTCCATTGACAACAGTTGAACCTTCAGCATATCTTGTCGTAGTAACCCATTGCGCAAGGGTCATATTCCCATGAATCTCAGGGATGTACGCCTGCCTGAAGTCACCTCTTGTTTCGGCCGCTACGCTTGGTTCAATGCGGAAGTTGCCTAAAAGACGGCGCATTGTGAACTCACCGTAGATCTTCAAGAACGGATCAGCGACATCGTTCAAGGATTGCGGGCGACCATTCTTGTCGGTTTTGATCGGCATGAGTTTTCCGACTCCGACCTTCTCAATAATCCTCAGGTCGGTTGTAAACTGGCTGCCAGCGGCATTGACGCTATTAGCCAATAGGTTATATGCCTTAGTGAACTTGTAGAGAAAATCCTCGAAACCTTGCTGAACCTGCCTTCCCGTTTTTGGATCGGTAGAGAATCCAACTGTCGGATCAAGATTGGGCACGCCGACTTGTCTTACTACCTTCGCACGAAGGACTGCGTTCATTGCAATCATTTTGTCGCTATGTGTAACACGGTTAGCCACCATCAAAGAGAAGAGATCGTCTACCGTGCTTTTCCACTGCTTTGGGGAAATCCATCCATTAGGATCGGCGGCATTTTCAAGAACAGACTTGACTGTCTTTCCTAGGTTTGCAGTAAGTCGGTAGATCACGTTCTTACCCTCACGGCGGGCGATGGGAAAGTTGAACGCTGTCATCAAGTCCATCATATTCGCAGGCGGAGAAGGAAACGACACTTCGACTTGATCAGTTAAATCGACGTCTTCAAGCACGCCGGAAGCCATCGGACCTAGATATTGAGATTGGAAATCAAGACAAACGGCATCGATCATCCTTACGTCATGGCCGAAGTCATAAACGAATTGAAGAATACCGCAAGCCACAGTGTCATAATTGTCTCGATGCTCAGTGTAAGCATACCTGACAATCTCCTTCATCAGGTCAGCGTAGAATGAAGGAGCCTCAGAGATTTCACCCTTTGCAGCTGCAATCTGACCCTTGTAGTTTTTTGAGATGATATTTGCTAGGCGATCAGCTTCACTTCTGGACATCCGAAAGAATCCAACCAAGGTACCGTCAACATACTTAGGTTGCGACCATTGGATAAGAAGGTCGGATATCTCTTTTGTCTCAAGGGCGAAGAAGATATCGTTATCGAGCTTGCTGAAGTCAAAAACCCTTCGCAATCCAAAGAAGTCTTCGTCTGGAAGAACTTCGTTAGCAGAGGAAACGAAGAAGGCAGAAGCTCTTTTGATGGTTGCACCACGAGCTGTAGAAAAGCCTACGCTCATAGTATCGCCATCGAAGTCTGCCTTGTACTGCTTTGCCATAACAGGATGCAAGGTGATGCCCGGGCGCGCGCCGACAATGATGATACGGGACATCATCGAAGGATCTTCAGATACAGGATACTTTGAAGTAGGAACTCGAATCTGATTCTCATATGTGAAAGTCATCTTCAAGGCTTCTCTTAGCGCATTGTCTGTCCCATCGGCTCCGATAAGGTCATCAGGAGTCAGTCCAGTATGCTTATTTACCTCGTTCCTAATATCCTCACCACCATTGAGATAGGCATGAACAAGGTATTCCATACTCACACCAACGGCATCCATCGGAAGCGAAGCATCATCTCCAAGCGTTCCGCTGACTACGTTTCCGAAATCAGAGTAATCGGTAATATCATTATTGATACTATTTTCGATTGCTAGTGAAGAGTCGTAAAATGGAGTGCTTGAGATCGGCTCAAAATTTATTCTGGTGTTATCAGCTCTCTGTACACCAGCTATCAGTACGTTTGCTGCTGCGCTGTTTGCTTCCTTGACTCTATTCACATCGTCTTGAGAGTCAGCAGGAATACCAAAACTGGAATTGGTCGAAGTATCACCGCTATCTTCAGACTCATCATCAACGGAACCGGTTGAAGATTTTGCAGTAGCTTCGACTTCTTCATCTTGGTATGCGTCTCCCTGATACATCTGAGGCAAGCTGTTGATAGCATCAAGGCTGTTATCTCCATAAGCGTCAGAAAAGCTTATATCAGGATAAGCCGACTTATAGAGAGCGACTTCATCTTCCGCCGTATGCTTTGTTTCCTCAGGCTTTACATCGGGCTTTAGTCCACTGTCTTGTCCTTGATCAGTAGCTTGATCTTGAGGCTTTTCTTCCTGGTGGAAAGTGGAAGCTTGCTGCGTCTTATCCTCGCCTTGCTCGGGTGTCCTAGAAGTAGGAGATGCAGCAGGTGTTTTTTCTTCTTCGGGTTTGGCGGCCGCACCTTCAGTAGCAATATTGCTAGCTTGTTGATTCTGAGCCTTTTGAAAGAGCGATTCGCCAGATCCTTTTCGCGCTTCCTCGAAAACATCCTGCCCGCTTTGGGAAGAAGTATCTTGACCTTCAATGGCTTTCCTAGCATTGCCCAGAGCATTTTCAAACTGCCTTTTAGCTTCACCAAAGTTAATTAACTTCGCCATTTGGTTCCTCCTGGCTCTTTATGTACTGCTTCATCTTATCAGTAATATCGTATTTCTCAGTACCAACATTGAAGTCTTTGAACCTGTTTTTTCTTTCTTGTCTAGCATCCTTCAATGACTTACCTGTCTTAATAGTAGAAGTAGCAAGTTGCGGCGCCTTCAATGCTCCACCGAAGAGAGCTCCTCCTAAGAAGTCTGGCAGAACATAATTGAGCATCTCGTTCTTAATTCGATCACCTACCGGAGTATTGTAATCGTCTTCTCCTTCTTCGTTCTTGTTCATGCCAAGGTTCTCAAGGCCTCCAACGTCGGCGACATGCTGCATCCATTGTCCAGGAACTTCCTCAATGCCTTCTCCAACGATCTCACCTAAATTAGGTAAGACTGGATACTTTTCATTGAAATCGCTTCGTTGCATTTTTCTAATAGCTTTTTTAATAGCTTCATGATCTCCACTTGCAACTTTGTCCAGTAGCTTATTATTGAGCTTCTGACCAAGCTTCATACCACCAACACCGAGCGCAGCATCGATAACTGGGTCGGTAAATGCACCGCCAATTCTCCATATCCTATCGCCATTCGTGTCCTCGACAGCTGGCGCATACGTCTGAGACTCGGAATCATAACTGGTTGGATCAAGGCCCATCGAAGCAAGCTTGGCATCAGACAAACCAGTCATAAGACCAACAGTAGGTCCTACGGGACCAGGAAGCATAAAGGGAGCAGACGACGCAAGCACATTGATAAACCAGTTAGGGAAATCAGCAGGACCCTCTGGAAGCGAATCTTTGATTCTAGATAAATCATCAGCCTCGCTTTCGGGCGTAGCCCATCTCTGTTGGTTCAAATTGAGAAGACCTGGGTTCTGCTGAGTAGGCATGACATTACTGTCTTTAGTCAAATCCATAAAGTCTTGCCATGTGATATTAGAGTTCGGCATATAGTCTTTAGGCATTTGCTCAGACATATTGACTGGCACACCAGGAACCAGAACAGCATTCTCGGTGTCTGCGAAGTCGAGTCTCTCATCTGTGTTAGGGAATCCAAACGAATCGGTCTCTGGATCGTATGATAAGAGACTGTTGTCGTCATTGTCTGATACCTGACCATATGCTCCGCTTGGAAGCTCGACATACCAACCGTCACCGTTTTGGTAAACCTGGTTGTCATCTTTTGACAACAGGTAACTGTTAGTGAACCCTTCATCAGAATAAAGCTTATCGAGATCGTCATAAGAGGCGTATCGCCCATTGTCTAGGTTATATCCCCACTCTGGTTCACCATAGGCTGCTTTTGCTCCAGCCTTAGGTAAGTTGCCTATAGATGCTATAAGATGATGCCAGTCCTGGGCCATTGATTCTGAAGGATCGGAATAGTAGCTAGGGATACCATATTCGCCAGACAGTTCACCATTTTCAAGTTGGTTTTCATACTCGTCAGCGAACCTTGACTTGGATGGTTCTAGTTTTACCCTCTTCTGACCATCTACTTCAGTAGTAACCAGATCTCCAGATACAGGTGCTTTCTCATTAAGCCACTGTAGTGCTGGTGAGTTTTGCATTCCAGAAACTGCTTTGATAGCTTCTTCAGAAGGTTCTTCGGTTGATCCACTGATTTTTTTTGCCCAATAGTTATCCTTCTTATTAACTCGACTGTGATCGTTGCTAAAAGAGTTAATCTCTGCCGGAATATATCCTTTCTTACTTTTGTTCTGAGACGAGTCGATCTTCCAGCTGGACGGCAACTCACTAGCAGTTTGTTTGACTTCTTCAGGGAGATTCGAGTTGTTTATCTGATTTTGGAGTTCCGTCCTGTATTTAGTGTCTTCAGAGAAATCACCAGAACCGGATGGACCGAGTTGGTCAAAGAGTTTCTTGTTCGTTAAGGCAAGACTCGTCGATGGATCAAGCAGGTTATCGAAGATTCCCATTAGGCGGTCCTTTCGTAGAATTGTATGGTATGACTCTCGGTATAAGTGGTATTGACCTCAATTGATCCGAGGAGACGCCATGTGCCAATTTTGAACCGATCGTCTTGATGCCAATCCTTAATGCAGATTACCGAGCCAATAGGATACACATCATCGAAGCTGCCTGTAGAGCCAGAATGCGAAACGACCCTGGCGTTGATGTCAGAGAAGTTCTCATTGCACTTCTGCTTAAACACCTCGTCAGGGTCGTATGAGTTTATCTTCGTGATAGGCATGATGTCTCCTCCGCTTTCGCTTTGAAGACAATTATAGCAAGCTACATCAGATTCAGCACTTCATCGATGCACTGCTTGCACTTCTTTAGATCTTTCTTGGGATCACCTTTGAGAAAAGCACGCCACAAATACTTGAACGCACAACCAAGCCAATAACCGATCTTCGGAGTGATGGCCGCTTCTAACGGGCACATCATGGAGTTTAAGGCATCCTTGCACGTGATCTTGTTGTTTCCTGCGTAATGAAGAGGATACGTGATATCGTCGTAGGTGAAATGATCCTCGGTATCTTTCTCTTCTTTAATCTCACAAGTTGGATCACTATTTGCTTCCTTGGTTCCTTCAGAAACCAAGCTATCATGTTCCATATACCAGATGAGACGCTCCAAGGTTTTCCAGACGACGCTGTCATAGCATTGGTCGATCGTTAGCCCGAGCAGAGTTCCGAGCGGCACCGCATCAACGGATACGCCACGTTCGATCATGTCATCGATTTTGTCGATAAACTCCTTAGTGTCTACTCCGCAGACGTACATTTCTCAACCTTCCTTCCGCACACAGGACAATAGTTGATGGCGATGTCAGTGTTGATCTTATTCTTCGGATCGAACAATCGGAGGTTCCCATCGACCCAGATCTTCACATTGTTGCGCTTGAACAGCAGATCATTACCCTGGCAATACGAGCAGTTACTTTCCGGTGCTGCCATAGCCGCCTCGATTCTCGTAACCAAGTGTGGGCACGGCCTCGAACTTGATCGGACCCATGATCCGCTCGATGCGGAACTGCGCGATCCTCGTCCCCTCGGGAATAGTGACGGTTCGCGTGGCGTAAGCAGGAAAGCCCCAGACATCGTCGTCACCACAGTAGTCGTTCTCGATGATCCCCATGCTGTTAGCCATAAGCAATCCCCAGTTCTTGCATGTTGAGGACCTCGGTACAATATGGCCTTCGTATCCGTCAGGCATCTTCATCGAGATGTTGAACGGTAGGATACGGAACTCGCCTCGCTCCATATGGACCGCTTCTGGAATCGCTAGGTCAATCCATGCTCCGTGCCGTTCAGGCGGAAATGCGTTCTTACCGTACCTGATCTGAATCGTCTGCTCTTTCTGCTTCACGCTGTTCCCTTTCTCTTACCATCTCGAATGTCTCTCCGTGGTCGCACCCAATCGTTTTCTTGGGTGCCCTCACCACAGGATGCGTGCAACCTAAGTCAGGTTCGTAGTACACACATCGAGAGCATCTTACCACATCACAACAACGCCTAAGGTAGGTAGAATCCATCAGTAATCCTCCCATCCAGTCTCGGACCTTAGCGGCTTGGTTGGCTGTTTACCGAACCGCTTTTTGTTCGTCCCATCCTCGCAAGTCGCGCTCTCAAGCCCGATCCAGTTTCCATGGAGCGAACATATCGTAGTGTAGCGCTTCTTATCCCTGACTCTGACGACAGCCTTCGGAGGAGGACAGTGCTCGCAGTCGCGGCACAAGGTTACTTCGAGCGGAGGAGGTGGTAGGTATTTAGGTCTCGGCATTTGGGTGCCTCACAGTCAACACATCCACGTCGTTTGTTCCGTAGACCCTCATGAGCTCGCGTCCTGCGGCGAACGCTGCTGATGCGATGGTGATGCCCTTTACGTAGCCGTCTATCGATGTCTGGTCCGCGAGCTGGGCTTCCCACTTCCAGACGTCCCGCTTGACCGAGTCAGCATCGACCATGGGACGTAGCGGCTTCTTCTGTATCTTCGGTTCCTCATGCTTGGGAACCCATTTCGGCTTAAGCTTCGCATATTCCCTCTTAGGCTTGTTATAACTTCCAGTGTCATATGGGTTAAGAGGCATCGTCTTCTCCCATCTGCTTCTTTACCAGCTCCACCATCTTATCGCCTTCTGACGGAGGCTCGGGACCGAACTCGGTCCAGTCATCGATCTGATCCTTCACTTGAAGGAGATACACGACGAGGTCTGCTGCTGTGACCTCGCCTCGATCACCGATGGTGTCGAGCTCCTCGGGCGACATCCAATCGGCGAGCCTGAAGTCGGAGTCAAACTCCCTGATGATGAAGCGTCGCCTGTGAGCCTCTAGGTCCAGGATCTCGGGAGTGTGGTTGGTCTCCATGAAGAAGTTAGCCCGGCAAGGAATCGAGAGCCATTGGCCCGTCGGCGTCTTGACTTCTAGGTTACCGGTGATCATGCGCTTCATCCATTCGAGGAACTGTGCAGACGGGTTACCTACGTCGTTGAAGGTAACGACGCGCTTTCCTACGAAATTGTATGAGATGACGCCCGCGCTGTGCCCCGAGAAGTTCGGTTGAGGCGCGTCGGTGAACGCCTTCTGTCCATAAAGGCGCTGCACCATCTTCATGAACAGGGACTTGCCGTTACCGCCGCCTCCGACGAGAACGTGGGATTTCTCACGGATGCGCTGTGTGAACGGGTAGAGGAGCATCTTCTCGAAGAACCACGGCTCGCCTACCGCCTGGTTGATGAGAGCGAAGTAATTGGCAATAGGGAAGAACCTGTCTTCAACGACCTCCGACTTGCCGAACTCCGGGAGCAAACCTTGCGGATCGATCTGAGTCAACGTCTTCAGATCGTAAACGCGATCGATGCCGTTGTCGGATACGCACACGGCGTCTCTCAGTACCTTATGTTGGGTTACAGGAAAATACCCCTGGAAGTTTGTCTCAAGGATGTCTGCCGCCTTGTGGGCTTCTCTTGAGTCTGAATGGAGATAGTAGGCCAGAAGGTCGATGGCTTCGTTCAAGGGATGAAGGTCGTCGTGCTCCTTGATGTAGACCACGTCGCCTTCGAGGATGATGAGACCAGCCTTGAGCAGTTGGGACACCTTCGTCCTCACATCGTCAGGATCAGGCTGGAACGGATCCATAGAAGAATACCCGTCGAACACCTTCTTGGCGATGTCGTGGAACGGGTTTGCGCACACCGATTCCTCGAACGACGGTTCGTAGAGCCACTCTTTAAATTCTCTTGTTCTCATGATATTGTCTCCGTGTCACTAAGTCTTCCGCATCTTTAGGAGGCAGTAGGCCGAACCCCGTCGGACTCGGCCTTGGCTAATCGTCTGCCCCTGTTCCCAAGACACGGAAAGAAAGGAACTGGCTTTTGCTGTCCGCGCAAAGGCCATGGCCTTATTATACCACGTCTGAAGACGAATCCAACGACAAAAGCCAATCTGCTTTTTTTATTTCAGGCAATTCCTCGACCAAGGTCGGAGTAGTCTTTCGTCCCTGGGACCTCTCGATGACGATGCGCAGAGCTGCCTCGTGAGACTTCTTCGTCTCAGCTGACGGGCGCTTCGTCTTGATGTTACCCTCCTCGTCTTCCTCGTGGTAGATGTCCTGTGCAGCCAGATCGTAGAGGCTCTTGCAGAGGGCATCCATCACCGAGTCATCGGGAGTCACCTTCAGCTCGCGCGGGTCCTCTATCTCAAGGATGCGGTTGATGGCGTCGCCGAACAACGTCTGTAAGCTCGACATCTGATCATCTCTGGGATTGCCACCATCGATGCGGTTGATGATGACCTCGATGGTCCTGATGTCCTGCGAGAAGATGGCGTCGGTGAACATGCGGGACACCAGATGTTGGGCCGCACAGCGGGCTCCTGTCGGGAACTCAGCCCTTGGAACCGTGTCCGCCATCCTTACTACCTGACCCATTTTGCTTCTTGCCATTTCGAGAATTTGCTCGTCTAGGCTTCTTGCGCTTGTCGCGGCGATCGTCGGGACCAAGTCTGAATGGATCTTTTCCATCTTCCATCTCCTCTATCCGAAGCCTCAGCGAGTACGGCCTCTTCGTCTTGCAAGAGTATTGCGAGAAATGGTAGACGCGCGAGAACACCTGGTTGTTGATGGTTGACTTGCCCGTGTACCTTGTGCAGTAATACTTGAGCAGACGGTGCATCATAGCGCAGGTCCTTGAGTCTGCGGGACCCGGAGGACGACCGTAGAGGAACGTGAACAGAGGCGGAACAGCCGTCTTCATCTTCCCTTTGGTAGTCCTGTGGTACCAGGTCTTCTTTAACCAGGACCTCACCATCTTGTCCATCTCATAGAGCCGATCATCGGTGTAGTTCTCCCAAGCATCGGCATCAGTGAGACCGATGGGCAGGAACTCCTTGTCCTCACGGCTCATCTTCTCGAGATCCTCCTGGGTGAACCCATGGACTTCTTCCCTCACACCGTTCGCCTTCACATCTTCGATGGCTGAGATCGGCGCTTCGAAACCTTCGAACTCCAATGCCATTTCCAGCTTCCTCCTTTCTTCTAACTATGTTACAATGATTCTAGCACCTTTGGTTAGAAGCTGGTTAGAAGCTGGTTAGAAACTCAGGATTGATCGGCTCTTGACGTTCGAGCCTTTTAACCCGGTCATAACGTCGATAATGGAACCTGACCTAGATGTGATGATCGGCACGGGAACTGTTTACCTTACCGTGTCTAGCAAAACGGGTGATAAATCGTAACGGCACATAGACCGCGAATGATGATGATGGTCACGCAGGGTACTGATCAAGCCTTGTCAGGGAGGCAGGTGGATTCATTGAAAATCTTGACCTGACCGCCCATAATAGTTCCATGCCAAAAATCGTGGGCACTTAGATAACAGAGATAACATATATATCTTAGTAGAACCGATGATAACCTGGATGACGAGGTTACATTGGTTCTTTTGATGTTGGGGTAGAAGATATATATATTGATTGCTTTTGTTAGATCGGCTTCCCCGGTTAGGCGGGCCGAGTGGAGCTGCGCTTCGGTCGGGGCTTCGCCCCTCCGCTCAGACGCAGCTTCCGTCGGCACCGCTTTGGGGATACTTGGAAAACAGCTGTGACAAAGGTAAGACAAAGCTTCGACAGCCGCACAAGCCGCACCACATCATAGGGACCAAAGGCGAACACCATCGTAGAAACCGCGGGAGCAGCAAGGCGCAGAGCGCGCGTCCGCTACGCGGACATGGCGCAAAGCGCACTATAGTTATATATGGCGTGAAATTTTTTTAAGTAACACCGTTTTTGAACTTTGTAACACCGGATCGGCAATAGGGGAATGTGGAGGCATTTGCCTTATATCCCGTGGGACCATAGGGAATTTTCTTACTTTGTTTCTCTTGATAGCCATATCGTGCGAGAGATTACCTTGTTTTCCTGGGAAAACCTGGAGAATGGGGAAATTTTTTTCGGGGGAAGTTTCCACACCACTAATCTACTAAGTATCCTAATATATACTATCCCCCCATGTTGTAAAAAGCGAAACATTTTTCGATTTACAACCTGGGGAAACGTGCATTCGGCGAATGAATGACGTGTATAGCGGAAACGTCCGACCTCCAGGGAGGACCGGCTTGTCCGCTGTTCCGCTATCGCGCAATATTTAGAAAAGACATGTTCCTCGCCCACTCTCACGCTTACCTTCTCCTTACTCTTCTCGCACGCATCGGCCTCCCGTGCCCCCAGGGTTATTACCCCGTGGATATTAGGTAATTGATAAAAAAAAGAGAAAGGAATTACCATGGCATGGCAGACAGTTGAAAAATCTCACGTAGAGATTAAGTTCGTAGAAAACGAGAAAGTCGTTCTCGTAGAAGCAAATCCTGAGAAGGATTTGGAACGGATTACATCCGTGGACAACAATGGCGAGAAACACGCCATTATCAAACCGAGCTGGATCACATTTGACCAGCCGATTGAAGTGGGTGACATCATCACTCACGGATGGATGGACGATGGTGACGGTAACCAACGTTACCGGGCAGTGTCTTTGACTAAAGCCGAATAGTGAGAAGGGGAGCGAAAGCTCCCCAACTCGCTTAAAAAAAACGTAAGCGAGGTAGGTCCTGTTTAATATGGAGACCAACTGCCTGACACAAAGGAACTAATATGTGGCAACCTGACGACTATGAAATGGCTGGTTATGAACTAGTCAAAGTAGCAAACGAGGATGGAGAAACATTTGGCTATATTATCAGTGAAGCTGAACAAGCTTCGATTGATGAAGAAATGTCTAAGTATTACATCCCAAATGAAGGCGTAGATATCGAACCATTTTAAGGAGATTCAAATGTATGACGTTATCTATGACGTTTATGACGAAGATTATTTAACGGACTTTGTCAGCTGCGACAATTGTCCTCATAAGAGACACTGTAAAGAACAATGTGAAGATGCAATCAAACGCATCAAAGAAGGTAAGCCGTCTCAGTATCATGGGACAACTTGCTAATATGATAACCGAGAGGCTATGAGAAATCATGGCCTCTCATTAACAGAAAAGATAACCATAATGAAAAATGTTATCGCAATCATCATGATCATCATCATCTGCATAACAATGTGCTTGATTCCAGTACATCGCTGGGCAGACTGCAAATACTGCAACAACCCAGTTGAACTGGGAACTTTGCAGGCAGATAACCATTGGTCGGAAGATGGCCAAGTTATCTGTAACGATTGTTTTGTCGCAGGTCATCGTCGATAAAGAAAGGAAGAACGATGAACGATAGATTTTGTATGAACCAGAATAACTTCAAGAATCTGGTAGGATTTGAGAAGTCCGAAGAAGGACGATATTTCTTCGCTTGGCAAAAAGACGTCGAGACCATTCAAGAAGCTTATGACTTCTTGGATGTTTGGGATGAAAGTCTCGATCTTCCTATCCAACAAGAACTTATCTCTTGTTGGGATGAAGCCTATCGCTGCATAGGATGGGCAACAGCTACAAGAGATTTGCTTATCAGCACAGAACTTGAAATAAAGTTTTATGTTTGGATAAGCGATCCCATGTCTGGAATAGTCCATCTATCGATGGAAGCAAAGCTAGATCCAACCATTAAATAGAAAGGAAAACAAAATGAAATTCGTCAATCTAACACAGCATGACCTGACCATTGTCCTCGAAAATGGAGACGGTCTAGTCTTACCTGCGTCTGGAGAGGTGGCGCGAGTCACCTTCTCCACTCAGCAGGTGGATGAGGTAGATGGGATTCCCATCTTTAAAACCGTTTACGAACCGGAGGTCACCGGACTTCCGGAACCACAAGACAATGTTATCTACATCGCATCATCAATAGCTGCTCAAACAGCTAGACGTCATGATGTTCTGGCACCTACCAAACTCATCAGAGGCAATGATGGACAAGTCATTGCAGCAGGCGGATTCGCTACGTTCTGTTAGCAAAAACTAAGAAGAGAGAGCTGCTATTTAAGTGGTTCTCTCTTTGGTTAGAAAGGAAAGAACAATGGAAACCTTTAACTTCGGTGACTGGGTTGTCTATGACCCAGGCTACAAACAAGAGATAGGCAGAGTCACATTAGACTTAGGTAAAAGAGCTTACGTCTGTTATGACATGGGCTGTACAGCAGCCAGCACACTTAAAGAACATCTCCGCCATGCAACCGAAGAAGAAATCAAAGCAGCTCCAGATGGAATCGGACTACATCGTTTTGATTCTTATTGTCCAATCGCAGAGCGTTGTTCAGGGATTGGAAGATGTCAGGCGTGGGAGAACATCTTCATTGATAAGAAAGGAAAAGAAAATGAAGACAAAGTGCAACGGTAAGTATGCACAGACATTGCGGTTGAATGACCGTTACTTCTTCTGTGAAAATTGTAGACTATGTGAACTCTCGTCTCAACTTCCCGATTGGGACGAGAATGCTGAGTGGAATGAAATGACTCAGCGAATAAATGAGCTTTACCCATACAAGCTAAAAATATGGTTCGGAGAATCTAATCGCCCAATCATCAAACAGTATTCAACCATCAAAGAAATGGTTGAAGATATTGACGGCATAACTTATGCCGCAGAACTGAACGACTATGAAGTCAAAGTCCAAGTCTTTCCAAGTCTTTGAGTGAGGTGAGACACATGGAACAATGTCTCATCTGTGAATATAAAGATTCATGCTCTCTATTTGAACCTTACTGTTCTCCATGTGATGGAGACAGCGAGGAATGTTTGACATGTAACTGCTTGAATGCAAGTTACGAACTTCGAACAAAGGAGTTAGAACATGAAGCCTGATGATCCGAGGCATGGTACCATGACCGGCTATACCTCGGGCAAGTGCCGATGCTCTTTATGCAAAGCCGCTGCCAAAGCTTACCGCAAAGAGTTTCGGCAAGGTCATATGGAATCTATTAGGCTAGCTGAGAAGGCTTACTATAAACAACATGCTCCAGCTTATATCAAAGCTACGAAAGCAAACCAAGCCAAAAGATTCAAGGAGCTTCAAGCGAATCCCAAAGACCCACGGCACGGAACCATCACATCCTATAATGCAGGATGCAGATGCGACAAATGTATTGAAGCTGCGAAGAAACAACGAGCAAAATGGAGAGCTCGAGTATTAGAAGAACTCAAGGCCAACAAGGATGACCCAAGGCATGGATCATTGACTGGCTACACAGCAGGTTGCCGATGCTTTAAGTGTCGGCTTACGAACTCGGAAAGAAGGAAGAAGAAATGAAACTGGGAGAACCGAAATCCGTTGAGGTCAAGGACTCGAAGCTCTACAACTTTGACTTTGAGAAGTTCGACAAAAGGATAAATGATGCTATTGAAATCCTCTATCCAGAAGATGTCGCCGAGTGCCAGGGTTATGTCATGCTTGCAGTAAAGCAGAACATAACATTTCCTATGGGAATTATTCTGTTCAAGACTCCCGAATCCGACATCGAGAAGGAAGCTTTGAAAGCTCACCTTCGAAAGTTCATCGAGAACCTCGATGAGTAACTTCAAGGTAGGCGATAGGATTCGCCTAAAGAAACGACCAGGTATCTACTGGGAAGTAGTGCAGGAGCTTCCACTAACAGGCGAGCTTCTGGTTCTCCGCAAGTATAACGTCGATAAGTTCATGTACCGATTAGTACCTGACGAGCCGACGATGTACACCAAAGAATAGTTAGAAAGGAAAAGACATGGAAGAGATCAGGGTAACTATTGCACCAAGTATGCTCAACAACTGGTGCCAAATCGTTCGAGCTAGGCTCTCGGAGTTTCAATGCCTAGTGAGAATCGGAAAGAAAGATCAGGCTTTGGAGTCATTGGCAGACATCGAGGATGCTCTGTCAACCCTAGCTGTGCTGGCTAAGGAGGTCAACAATGATTAACGAGAAACTTGTCAACGACATCCTTGACACCGTGCCAAACGGAGCTAGGTGCTGCTACACTGGGCAGTCCATTCTGGCTTACGTTGACGATCCAACCTTCAGCTGGGATGAGGTGAATACCTGGGAGAATGAGACAGACTTGGATCTGTTTGCATACTCTCCGCAATCCCAGGCAGCTCTCATCCAAGCGTTCTTGTCTGACGGATGGAAACCCGAGAACTCAATCGAAAAGTTCAAGGCTGATCGAGTGAGGTTCTGGGATCCTGGTAAGTACAACCTGCAAACGGTTAAGCTTATCAAGGATGGATACCCTGAACTCAATATCAGTTGGCGAAAGGGATGCGAGGATTGTCTTGACGTCATCAAGGTATTCGATATGGATTACCTGATGGTATCGATGGACGTGGACAAGAGAGTCTTCGCAGATCTAAGACCAAAGAACAAGAGGGTTGCTCACGTCAATAAATTGAATCCACATTTCAATCCCTACGATGCTGAACCATCCTATTGGTATCGTCAATTCGATCGCTGCCCGAAAGGCTGGAGTCGAGGTATCGACACTCGTCCAGTCGCAGAACAGTATGTCGATTGGATTGAAATATCTCTGAAGATTGGAGATAAAGGAGCTGCATCCAAGACACGGGAGTATAAGAACCGTGCTATGATGGATGCAATAGCTCCATTAATTGAGCATGGTATGGAGCAGGAGGTAGCCGAGCTTATCTACAAGATGAGCTATGGGCAGAACTCCTCCTGGGATGCAACCAAGCTCAAGCATACTGTGATGATTAACCGCATTAAGCAATGGCTTGATGCTGTTAATAAGGAAGAGAAGTAAACAAAAGAAAGGAACAATCATGCAATTCGTAAACAAGAATGACATCGAGTTCAAGCGCGGATACTTTGTCGTTGACAGCAAGATTATGATGCCATCATCGAATGTCATCTCAGAAGTAAACATCCTTTCGGACCTAAGCGACGTCATGGATTTCATCAATGATAATCTTGATGAGATCAAGGCGGCATTGGAGAAGAAAGAGATGCCGAAGTTTATGCCTAAGGCTAAGGTCTCGATTAAGCAGACGCCTAACACGCCGACGCTTGATGAGTATGTCAATAAAATCTCGAACATCATGGACGAGATCGAGGCAACAACAACCTTCGCTAAGACGGATAAGATCGTTGAGAATTTCTTCGCTAACATTCTTGAGTTCGCTCATGAAGACGATGTCTTGCTGACGGAAGATTTCAATCCGACTCGTAAAATGAATATGAATCCTTTGAATCTCAGTGATGAAAAGATTGCCGTCTTCATTAATACAGTTTTGGCTGCGAAGGATTATATCGCAGCTGTTGCACCACGTGTTGCCGATATGCTACCTGAGATCTGGCACTAACCAATTCAATCGAAGGAAGCCTGGCGAATAGTGCTGGGCTTCCTTCTTCAACGGAAAGGAAAGAACAGATGAGAATGTTAGAAACTCCGTTCGAGCTATCTCGAAGAGGTGTAACATGGCCGAAGATTATCCTCGTCGGTTCGAATGAGAAACCGCCTGAGGGAATCCCATATCTCAGATGGGACAACAGCTCAGATAAGATTTTGATATTCAGGCTCATGCTGCCGATGCTTGAGAAGAAGTTCGGTTTCTTCAAATGGCGCGATGTCTATGCAGAGATAGTAGGCGAGAGATATGAACCTGTTAAGCTCAACTACGATCCGCCAAAAGAGAATCATGGTAACCACTCTTACTATGAATCTACTGAGGGAACTTGCGACAAGACTCTTGAAGAACTAGCCATGGATACTGGCAGCTCAGTAGACATGGACTTACTTCTCAAGATGAGGCTTGTGCCAAAATTCTTCGGCGAGCTGGCAGATGTCATCAAGGTGAATCTGACTAACAGCTATCAGTGGACTGACGGCTACAACAAGAAGCTCGGTATCTGCTGCGGTTATCTTGAGGAGAAACCAAGGAAAAGATCTTTGGTCATCCTCGACATCTCTTCAAGTATTCCCGATGGCTTGAGTGCGGGCATGATGACTCTCATCAAGACCATCACCGACATCACTAATGCGGACTTAATTCTGACTGGAGGAATCTCCAGGTTCTATACGAACGAGGAAGTTCTGAAGATGGATATCAAGAAAGAACGAAAAGAAATTCCTCGTGGTAATGAATCCTTATTATTCAGAAAGATTCTGAAAAGTAACAACATGGATTACGATGTTGTCATCTCGTTCGGAGATTCCGACAACCCCGGAACAATTAACCTTGAACAGAAGATCAATACAAAGCATCTCTATGATTTCTTCATCGGAGAGTACGATGTCTATGGGTGTAAGTACACCAAGGGTACTGGCTATGCAAGATGGGTTACTGAGAACTGTCCGAGTGCTGAAGTCCATCGTTGCTACGACTGGGCAAAGCTGTTCAAGAAGCATTACTGTTATGAATAAGAGCAAAGCGAAAGGTACCAGAGCCGAAACTAATCTGGTAAAGTATCTCGAAAGTGCAGGGCTGGAAGCTTTTCGCCAAGCTCTGCACGGTAGCTTAGACCAGGGAGACGTTCTCCTCAGGATGTACGATGGTAACATCTGCACCGAGGAGATCGTCTTCGAAGTGAAGACAGGAAAGCAAACAGCTTCAGTCAGCCGCAAGGTTAAAGAGGAATGGCTGAAGCAAACGCGAACTGAAATGCACAATGCTAAGGTTCGCAAGGCTTACCTGGTTATTGCGAAGTGGCAAACAGGTATCAATGATTGGGAAGTATGGAGTGCCGACGGGCATTCCTTCTGGTATCTCAACCACTTCGTGAACTATATCAAGACACATGGAAAGAAGGTTAGAAGAAGTGAGGAACATCAAGACTTATCTGGACATCCTGGATCAGCATCGAGATGAGATGGCGCTCGCATTGATGAGCGATCCAGGATTGTCCAAGACCTCGCAGTGTAAACAATGGTGCGAGGAACACGGACGGCAATACTTTGAATTCATTACCAGTCAAAGGATGCCGTCCGAGATCTCGGGCATGGCTATGCCTGATGCAGACACGAAGCGTATGAAGATATACGACTTCGATTACTTGCTTGATATGAAGGACGGAGATGTCCTTGCATTCGACGAGTTCACGAACGGAAACATTATGACTCTTAATGCGTGCCTGACTCTGATTCAGGAACGCAACATGATGTCAGGTAGGAAACTCCCAAGCATCCTCATCGTAGCCATGGGCAATCCTCAGGGTAAATGCGATATGCTTCCACAAACCAAGCAGAGGTTCCTATGGCTTAACGTCAAGTTCGATGAGGATACTTGGCGCGAATGGGTAGAGAAGGAACTCAATATAGTTCCAACACAGAAGCTCATCAACATAATCAAGGGCACATATAAAAGTGGATTCGGAGTTCAAGAATACAACTATATGACAGCCAGAACAGTAACTAATCTGTTGAAGCTGGCAAAGACAGTTAATAGATCTAATGCTATTTGGCACAACATGTATGGAGTAAGCTCAGGTCTTGTTGATGAATTGTACGCTTCGGTCAATAACAATCAGAACAACTCCGAAGATCTGGAGCTTCTGAAGTATGGTCTGTGTACAATTATCCATTCACTTGTTAATGAACCGAATACGAATTTCGATACTCTTAATAAAATGAAAGGGTGGATACAAGAGTGCAAGACAATGTCTGACATTAAGAATACATTGAAGAATATTGAGAAATCATCGAATCCACCTGATACGAAGACATTGTTTCTGGAGCGCATTAAAAGTGGTGCAACTGAGAACATAGCAGATATGAATAAGCTTGCAAAAGCTTTGACTCATATCTCGAAGTCGGAAGGATATAGCTTAGTTTCAATAGTTGAGCTTCGTTCTGCAATTAAGAGCAGGGTACCAAACGAAGGAACTCAGGAGCTACTCAAAGATTGTCTTAATGGCAAATACAATGATGTTGGCCTCAGACTTTATAGCTATGTAACTACCAAAGGTATCTTGAATAAACCAGAAAAGCAAGAGGTGAGCGAAGATGCTTGATTGGAGAAACCTGTTCGCGGTCGGCGAGTCTCCCTACTTCGCTATGTATCGATGCGGATTGAACGGGATTCCACTAGATGATGTCCTCGAACATCTCCGTCAGCTCAACATCCCTGTTCGAGAGAAGGACATACGAAACTATAACGATGGTTCGTTCAAGCGTAGTTTCGTAAGACCTAAGTCGAACTTCAACCCAACCATTAGGAAGCCAACAGCAGCACAGCAAGTGATGCAATCGAAGCTGTCTGATCTGAAGAAGCTTCCTGATGGTTGGAAGGGTACCGACAAGCGATGGTTCCCGTGCTCATGGGACAACAAACCCATGATGAAATGGGGATACAGCAAGGATTATATTCCTAATCTATATACCAGGGACGCAGCCATCGCCTTGTCGGACTGCGGTTACGTCGGACAGAACATGTATGCTCAACCGTTCATTGTCATTGACATCGACGGCGAAGGACATGGTACGTTCGACGAGAGGACGATTGCATGGGGCGAGAAGTACAGGAACATTACTGAATGCTGGAGCCATCCATCGAAACCTGGAAGCTTCCACCTGTACTTCTCGACACCGCACATCGTACCGATATCGCATTTCCCATATGCTCACATTGACCTTATGGGAAACCAAACGAACGCGGCTGTCTATACTAAAGTTAAGCAGTCCAATGGTATCAATCGGTTGATGCTAACCGATGAGATATGGAACGACCTCAAGACATACGTGCAAATGAGAAAGGAAGAGAGGAACAAATGAGCCTATACGATTTCATCATGAACCAAGGGTTCACCAAGGAAGACTGGTCTGAGCTTGGCAAAGGCAACATTACAGACAAGGACATCATCGAAGCTATGCTGGCAGAAGGATACGAAGGGATCTCGGAATAATGGATTGGAACAAGTATAAAGAAGGGATAGAAAACTATCCCGACTCGTTCACTGAAGGACGACGCAACGATGACCTGGTCAACTGGACCTTAGCTTACATTGCAACATACGACTATAACTGTACCATAAACGCACAAAGACCAGTTGATGACTTTGAGCAACTTATGCTCGGACTTCGAGATAAACAGATAGACGATCTGAACGAGTATGATTGGAAAGATAAGATCAAGAAGGTTGCAGACTACTATCTTGAAGAAGATCTTGAAACTCTCGAATCTCTGCTCATCAATGTAGAGTACAATTAACGAACCCTATAGAAAGGAAAAGAAACATGGCACTCAATCCTGGACAAAGCTCTAACCGCAACGAGCACAACTGGAACTATTCTCGACCCAATCAGCCTGGGTTCTCCACTGAACTGACGGGCACGGTAGTTGCCATTCAGGAAGTTCAGGCGATGAACTTCGGACAGCATGGTCCGACGACTCCGAAGTTCTGGCCGAATGGGAACCCGGTCTGGAATATCCGTATCACGCTTTGCGGACCGAGCGGCGGCTATCGAACCTTCACCTTCGCAGAAGCAGGAAAGGCACAGCGTGAAGGCAAGAAGCCTTCGGTGCATATCGATCTGTTCAAGATCGCAGGCGGCGAGGATATGATGAACCTCATCGGAAAGACCATTCGAATCTCTACGGTGCAACCGCCTCAGGGATTCAGCTATGGTTCTGGCAATCCTCGACCTTGGACGGTAGAGGAAGTGCAGGCGGGACCGTATCAGTTGAGAGAGGAATTGCCTTCCTATCTCACCGTGCCCCAACTGCTCGCCGATGATGGTGCGCACGGCGGTGTCGTCGCTGCTCCCACGGCCTCCTCTGCCCCCGCGGTCTCCATGCCTAATCCGGTCATGCAGCCGCAGGTAGGATACTCTCCTGCTCCGACGCAGGTTCAGTATCAGCAAACGCCTCAGCAGGTGAGCGTCAATGCTGCTGACATTCCCGTGGATACGGGATTCGCTCAGTCTCAGCCTACGGGATATGCACCGCAGGTCGATCCGGGTACTCCGGTTCCCATGTCCGTCTATGACAATGACATCCCGTTCTAATCGGTAACTGCAAGTAATACAAAGGGCTCGGTCGGTAATACGACTGGGCCCTTTTTTAGATTAAGGAGATAAGATTATGTGGAAACATGTGGTCGATAAAGAATGGATGATGGCTAGGACGCATTATCTGACAGCTTCTAGCATCAAGAACATCCTGCCTATAACTGAGACAGGACGTAAAAGATCGCAGGCTCAGATAGAAGCGAACATGATGAAGATAGCTTCTAGTTTCTCAACAGAATATATTTCGGATGAAGATTGTGTCGCTACAGGCATGGCAGCTAGAGGTCATTTGCTTGAACCTATTGCTATAGAGGAAGCAAACAAAGGAGCAAACCTTGGCTTATATCATTGGGATGACATCATACTAGTTAATGATCTTCTTGGTTGGTCTCCTGATGCTATGTCGATTCCACAAACAAAGAAGACAGCTTTGTATGATATCAGGAAAGACGGGATGCCATGCCCAGCAAACATTGGTGAAGTCAAGAGTTATGGTATGGAACGACATATGATCTCAGTCCGTACTGATAAGAAAGATTGTCCTGAGCGATGGCAACTTGCTGTAGGTATGGCTTTGCTCAAGAATTGCCAGTTTGCTAATTTGATATTCTTCAATCCTGATTCTACTATCAGGCTTGCCATGAAGACTTATAGTAGGAAAGATCTTGAAGAAGAGATCAAGATGGTTAAAGAAGCGGAGACTTCATTCAAAGAATTCCTGTACGACGAAAATCATTTAGGAATTGAAAAGACTAATGACTTCTATGAGCTTAATACCGAAACCGAAAAGAACTCCGACTATTATATGAACAAGTTCATGAAGGAAAAAAGAATGAACATTTAACTTTTAGGGTCGTCCTTATGGACGGCCCTATTTTTTTTACGCTATAATAAACTACATGTTTACTACATGGTTAGTCGAAAGGTGGTAAAGGATGACAGCTTTGAAGAAGGAAGAGCTGGAGCGGATGGAGGAGCGCGCTGGCTTAGAGCCGGACGGGCTCACCTATCAGCAGAGGTGCAGCCGAATCACAGCGTACCTCAAAGGCGAGGACTGGGAACCTCAAACCAAGAAGCCAAAGAAAGCATTGGACAAAGACCCTCGACACCATCCGCTGTACGGAAAGAAGATTCTCATTACACCGATGATGGTGCCCGACGCGAAACGCAACATTGCTTACGACGAGCAGGTCGGTCATGACATCATCGTACGCGAGACCAACGCAGGCGACCGTATCTACGGCGCACCCGAGGAAGTAGACCGCATGGTCGGAGATTATGAGATCCTGCGAGAGGACACCTCGAAGCCTGTCTATGCTAAGACCACATTCCCTAAAATCGGAACCGAAATCAGCTTCACGCCTGGTTTGCACAAAATGCCCGTGCCTGTTGTCCTAGGCAACGATGGACAGACTGGTTACCTGTGGTCGTTCCCGACTCAGCTCGTGCAGGTGGAGGACACGATGATCCAACTGTTCGGACTGAAGACCCTTATCACCCAGCTTGCTCCCGAACTGCTCCCTAAGTTCAGCGGCAAGCCGATTATGAGCTATATCGATGGCGTGACCTTGGCTGCCTCGATTCCTTTGACTGACGCCGAATGGGAGAAGTGGCGTCGCCAGAAGCTTATTGATGAACGCGCTGGCATCTACTAACAAGCAGTTCGCAGCGTGGGTCGATGAGGAATGCAGGCACTTGGATCTTGTGGCCAGCTGGAACACCCTGGTCGAACAATATGATTCCTGTAGATTCACTGATGGAATCACAGACCAGCAGAGATTGATGGAGTTCAAGCAGGTCATCAAGGAAACCAACAAGTTCCTGACCCGCATGAGGAATGCGCTTGGCAAGGTGGCCGATATTGATTCGGCAATCGAGGTGCTTATCAAGCAGTTCGATTCCAAGGACACCGAGAACATTGTCGAGCGTTGGCAGCTGCTGTACAACATGTTGAAGCAAAGCTGGATCAGAACACACATCCAGCAGTTGCAGGACATGAACGATCAGAGAGAGGAACAAGATGAATGGAATCGATGAAAAGCTGGATGCAAAGAAAGATGAAGCTCCTGCGATTGATTCGTGGGAGGCGGCGTTTGCTGCGCTGGAACAAAGAAATAAGAAAGAATCTGAAGAGACTCCAGCCGATCGAGACGGACAGTCTGATGCAGGAGAGTCCGGACAATCAGAAGGTACCAGTGGAAGTGATGCCGAACCTGTGGCTGAAGGCCAGTCCGATGATGCACAGCTGGATGGCACGGACACTGGAGGAAGCGGCGCTGCTGACGGAGCAGCTGGAGAAACAGTTTCAGAGTTTGATTACTCAGCTGAGGAAGTGAATGAAACTATCTCGTCCATCGAGTCGTCCATCGAAGACCAGGCTGTGAGCGACGTCGCCAACGCGATGAAGGCTTCTGGCAAGATCCGAGTCACTCGTGATGGTAAGCTCGGTGCATCTATCAACGATCCTGACATCTACACCAAGGACGAGGACGGTGTTCCTACCTACATCAATCCTGAGACTGGGCGTCCATTCACGGGTGACAACCCTCGTGCCCAAGCGAAACAGTGGGTCGATGATTACAACGCTGAGCTTGAGCAGGCTTTCAACAAGATCGCGAAGCAGCGTATCGATGAACTTAAGAAAGAGAAGGAGCCTATCGTCCGCACGCTCAAGTTCGCTGAGACATACAAGAAGCTCAACGATGTGCAGCGCGATATGCTTGACTCTCTTATCGAGGACTACGAGGTGAAGGACCAGGACGGCAACGCCATTGGCTATAGCTGCGACCTCGACAAGGCGCTGGCTCAGGTCAACCGTCAGATTTCCAAGCTGACCGAACGAGGCAAGGCGCTCCATCCTAAGCAGGAAAAGCCTGCACCGACTGAACCGGCTCTCGACATGCCGCAGTCCACAGGATCAAGTGAGAACAAGCCTCCGCAGTTCAAGAGTCTTGCCGAAGCGATGTCGTGGTCGCAGGATCAAATGCTTAAACAGAGGAAGGGTCGCTAATGGTTTTCAAAATCGAGCAAGTCTTCATTCAGACTGACAATGGAATTAGGGAAGCTTACCGTATTAGGCCGGCAGAGAATCCCAATGTCAAGTTGTTCGCAACGAAGAAGGAAGCTTTGGATTACCTGAATGCTAGCATTGATCCGAACTATGAGCCAAAGGAACCAAGCTATGACAACTGAGAAACAGCTCCGCTATAAGATTCAGGAGTCCATAGGAATCGATCGCGAGCGTCGGTTCCAAGTATTCATCGGAGAAACGCTTATGGCTGACGGACTCGTTATCGGCAACGAGGAATGGAAGCACATCACTGATTGCGCTACACGACAAGAAGCCATCGATTATATAGACGAAATCAGAGAGGGAGATTAAGTTATGACGAACGAGACGAAGAAGAAGTCTAAGGCACCTCAGACTAAATCTGAGACCAAGGTTGCAGTCAAGAAGAACACTGAGGATACCATCAAGAAAGCTGCCCTTAAAAAGGATCTGGAAGCTCAGAAGAAGGCTGCTCTTGAGAACCTCAAGAAGAAGCAGGAGGCTACCGAGAAGCAGTTCCTGGCTCGTGTGAACAACATGGCGTCATCATTCGAGACTGTCAACGGTTGGCTGGAGAGCAAGCGCCTGCTCTCGGAGGTACTGGAGCATACCAAGTACGGCCAGGAGATCGCGTTCGCAGACGCAGCAGACATCTCTCGCCGCACGGTCGATCTGCTTCACGGTATCGCAGAACGCTTCGAGGCGATCGAAAGCGTTGAGGAGTATAAGGACTTCTTCGACTCTATGATCGATCACAAGTTCAACGAGCAGGACGAGACCACGATTATGGACATTGCCATGGAAGCAGTTATGCTCAACATTGCCCGTACTTTGGACGGTCAGCTTCAAGAGGCGTACCACTTCAATGAGGACGCCAAGGAAGCTATCGCCAAGCTCGACGAGCAGATTAGCAAAGCGGAGTAACTATGGCTGCGGGACTCAAGGTCCCGATGTATTACGAGCCCAGGCCCTATCAGCGGGATGCCTGGGCTCGCCGCTTATCGGGGCAGTTCGATTACTATTTCAAAATCTGGGGACGACAGGAAGGCAAAGATACTGACGACATTCAGAAGGCGATGGACTTCTCGTGGAACCATCCTGGAACCCAGACTGCTTATGTTGGCCTGGATAACAAGTGGATCAGGCGTAACATCTGGGATAAATACCTCGATGGTCGTAGACATTGGGACAACTATCCTGCTGATATGTTGGAGGTCAAAGAGACTCAACAGCAGATCAAGTTCCTAAACAACCCAGAGGACAAGGCAGAGGCGCTCATCCAGTTCATCGGCTTCAAGGAATCCGAATCGCTCATTGGCTCATCCTATGAGTCGTTCTACGTATCGGAGCTGTCTCTCTACCGAAGAGGCGCCTTTGACTTCATCATGCCGATTTGGGAAAACAAGGCTGCAATGGGTCAGCCGCTGTCCGTCAACTTCAACTTCACGCCACGAGGCATGAACAACGTGGCAGCAGACATGCTTCGCACTTATACAGGAGAGGATGATCCTGCTAAATGGCCCGGTGCTCATGGCCGTGTTTACGTTGATGTTGTGCGTGCAGACCAGGCTACGCTCGCAGATGGCTCGAAGCTCTGGTCTCCCGAGGCATTGGAGAACGTCAGGCAGCGTTACATCCGCGCTCACGGTAACGACAACATGTTCCGCCAGGAGTTCATGTGCGAGTTCCTCGCAGTGAACGCTGGCCTCGTCTACCCTGGCATCGAGATACTGAGAGCCGAGGGACGCTTCACACCGCACAACCTGCGCACTGACAAGCCTGTGTATATGGCGTGGGATATCTCCTCGAAGGACAAGCAGTCTGACTGGACAGCCGGCATCGTATTCCAATACATTGATGGCAAGATGTTCATCTACGATTACTATGAGGACAACCGAAAGGCTGTGGTGGAATGTGTACAGGAGCTTGCTAAGCGACCTTACTTCCATCTTATCAGGGCTGCTTGCCTTCCGTGGGATTCCGATCGCTCAGGCTCGCAGCACTCGCCTTTGGAGGAATGTCGTCAGATGTTCCCTAATATCCAATGGCGGAAGCTTGAGCGAACCTATGTTGCAGACGGGATCAACCGTGTCCGCAAGCTGCTGCCCAACATGGTCATCAACTCCGACAAATGCGACTGGGTGATGGAGTGCTTCGAGTCGTGGGAATACAAAGAGCTCAGCTCCGTTGATGACTGGGCGGCCACACCGAAGCACGACAGATACAGTCATATCATGGATGCCACAAGATATTGTGCCGAGATGATCGAGCAGCTACCATATATACGTACCTCTGACGGTGGACCGAAAGAGATGCCGTTGAGGTACCCAGCATGGGGAGAAGAGTCCGACGACAAATACAGCGGAGTTCCTGCATGGATGAGGCCATCGAAGCTAGCGCAAAAGAAAAAGCCGAATCCAGGGTCCGGCGCTCCGTCATATTCTCCTGATTGGTAAAATAAAAAAGCCCTCGGTTTTCCGAGGGCTTTTCTTTTACTTGCCAAGCGCTTCGATGAGCTTATCAAGCTTAGCGTCAACTGCCTTGATGTAGTCGGCGTTGTCCGCTACTTGCTTCCCGATCCACTTGATGTGGTCGTGGTCACAAAGTTCGATCCCACGACCAGTCGGGTCGTAGGTGCCTGTGACCTGTTCATAGATGGTCGCAAGCAGCATATCCTGATGTTCGGTGAGCATGTCGTCCTCCTCTTCCTGGGTTTCGTAATAGGGTCGTGCAACTCCGATAATGGAGCTATAGTTACGGGCACGGCGATAAACACCACCACCATTGCTCTGGGATCCACCGCTGCCAGGAGAAGTGTTCCCCTCGATGGTCTGCATCCAGCCTTCGTCTGCGTGATTCTCTTCGACGATGCCGATGTGGTCGGCCACGCCGTCACCCTGCCAGTCAAACATCACGAGGTCTCCGGGCTGTGCATCCTCGTTGGCGACGAGCCTACCAGCATCCGAGTTAGCAGAAAGGATCCAAGGTACATAGGCGCCAGGGACTCCCTCAGCGGTGACACCTGCCCAGTCCAGGCAATAGCTGATAAACATGGCACAGTAGGGAACTCCGGACTCACCAAAGTAGGAATCGCCTACAAGCTCAGCATACCATCGCCCGAACACAGTACCAGGTTCGGGATCATCCCACCTACTGTACCCGATCCACTGCCGGGCGCAATACAGGACGTTCTTTGCTGCTGACATACTCGGCCTCCTTCACCTCATGTTCATCACCAGGGCCGTCGCCAGAGCCACGTCCTGCCTCGACGAACTCCTTCATGAGATCGCTTTCGCTTTTGTTCATCATTCCTCCTCAGTGTCTTGAAGCCCATCTTCTGGCTTGCCACTCTTGAGCATCGCCATGATGGGGCTCAGCACGGCCATGATCGCAGCGGTGGCGACTGCCGCCCACTGCGGGTCCTTGATTACTCCGGCGATCGCAAGAGGAACTGCGACGATAAGCACAGCGATGATGCCCTGCACGATGGTGCGGACAAGGCGCATAGTCATGGAGTTATCGTTCAGAAACTTGTCAAGCATGTTCAACACCTCCTTCAGATTTGGTGGTTTACCAGCTGATCGACCTTTCCTTCGAGAATGAAAGTTCGCTCGATCACGTTGTTATGCTTATCAACCTTCGAGTCCAGATCATCCATCTTCGTCTCCAACTTTGTGAGGCGGTTGGTAATCTGAGCATAGAAGGTTAGTACCGCAGAGCCGGCTCCGACGACAGCCGACAATACAGCTGGTCCGAAAACAGCTACCAAATCCATCATGTCCATCCTTAAACTTTCGGTTTTCCTTACATGAAGATTATGACAGCTGACGCCGAGAAACGAAAGTTTACTTGACCTTCTTAAGCTTAGGATTCTTCCGCTTAGCTTCTGGGCTTGCGTTCCTAGAAGCGTTTGCGACAATAGCAGCTGCCGCCTTCTTGGAATACTTTCCACTCTTCTGCACGTTCTTGACTGCTTCTTTGAAACTCATATCGACTCCTGTCTTCTAAACACGGTCGAGCGGACCGAAGCCCGCCCGACGTTATGATTAAATTATACAAGAACCCTCTTGCTATTTGTAGAGGTCCATATATAAGTCAGTGTTCGCTATTTTGTATGTAATACGAACAAAAAAAATACAGGCAGCCCTATCAATCATAGAACCACCTGTATTTTCGTTTGGCTAGAATCTTTTTTTTATTCCTGAACTTCATTCTTCCAATCGCCAAGCTTACTAAAGTAATCTTCACGAAGCTTTTCAAGCTTCGCATACTTCTTCTCATCTCCAAACTAAAAGGGCGGGCAATGTGCCCGCCCGAGATTGCTTTCCGCGCCTATCCTGCGAGGAACGTCATGACGCCCGTTGCGCCCTCTGTTTGCGACTGTCCCGTTATCATGTTGATGAAAACATTGCCCGAGGTATCGACCTGCAAGAAGCCCGTTCGGTTGGAACCGCTGCTCATGCTCATCGCGAGGCCGGTCGCCGTTACGGGTGGAGCATACTGCGCGCCAAGCGTGCCGATCTGCGTTTTCTGGTTGCCTGGAACGGATACGCCCGAACATACCACCGTTACGACGTTGCCCCACGCGTAGGCTGTGCACCCGCTGGCCATGGCGGTACCGATCGCTCTAGTCTCGCCGCTGTTATCGATTCCCATGCGGCTTCTCGCCGCGGCCTGCTCTTCAGCAGTCCACGCCTCGCCCTTGCCGTCGCACATGGCAACTTTGACGGCATAGTCAAAACCATTGGTAGTTATCGGATAAGAGCCAGCTGCGCGACTGTCTATAACAGAATGGTTGGCATCGACAATAGCCAGTTCTCCGATATCGTTTATTCTGAGACCGTTGCTGTTCCCTGCCAGTTTAACGACTCCATATGTTCCATTGCCCTGCACTGCAGCAGGTATGTCCGCCACGCCGTCAACCGTGATGCTCTTGCCGTCTATGCGCACGTCCGTGGCGGCGGCGTCGGCTTTTGCGAGAAATTCATCATTAACCCATCTTTTGAGCTTTTCATCGTATCGCTGCAATTGCGGTAGATAGACAAGTTTGTCTGTATCGGCCATTGTAAACTCCTATTCCGTAGGAAACATTTCATCAATATTTTCATTGGTGGTTCTATTGTTGAGAGCTTCCTCAATAGTAGTGACCTTAGTCTCCAAAGTCTCAATACGTCTCGTCATTTTATCTGTAACCCTAGTGACCAAATAATCACCAGAACCATCTTGCACAGAGGATAACATACCGATAGATAGGTTATTATCTATGATAATGTCACCATCGAATACGCTCATAGACGACGTAAGCATAAGATCAACTTGCTCTGCTGGGATATGAAGAGGTTCGTCAGACAGGATCCAGGGATCATGGAGTAGCCTGATGGAGTATCCTTGGATACCTTGCCAGTTTTCCACAATGGTCCAAGGCCTTTCATTATCAGTGCTTACAGGCTCGGCTCCCCTGATGTAGAGGTCGAAGCGGTTGTCCTCATCGTCCACGATGAAGGCATCGTTCACAGGAGTATCGACAAACGGAGGCAGGGTTGCCTCAGTGTACTTTCCACTGCGGATGTTCAGGGCCTTTCCGTCTGCACCGCGAGGAAGGCCAAGGTTGAGCTTCCAGGTATTCTCTTTCAGCGGTACTTTCTCGATCGTAGCAGTAGGCTGCATGGTCTCCTGTACGCTACCGATCTCCATAGAGGCAGGAGAGCCATCCTTGCCAGCCGCTTTGACGAGAGTATCGACACCGCCGACAACCCAAGTTCCGTCAGCAGAGATGGAGATATCGAGGCTCGGAATGAAGGTACGCGCAGTCCATACGACATAGCCGTTCTCAACAGCTTCGATGGTGCCGAACGACACACCGATAGAATTGCCTCCTCTATTGGTCTTAGCCCAGTAAGGACAGAAGATAATATCGTTTACTCGCGGAATAGGCTTACCGTTCCAGTCATGCTCACCATAGATAAGCAGATGATCGATCGTGGTTCGGAACGTCGTATCGCCCAGATTGGCGAGCTTGAACCACATTCCACTGTTTTCGTTTTCCGAAGTGCTGTTCAGATGGATTGGATCCTCAAGGCAGTAGATAAGCGAGCCTTGAGCACCCGACGGAATATCGACCGTGTACTCGCTGACATCGGTCCCGCGTCGCATAGAGAACGTGATAGGATAATTCTCACCTGCGATGGGAGTATGATTCGGAGCATTGACGCTTACGATAGTAGGCGCAAGGTTCGGAGATTGGAACACCTGCTCGCCTGTCACATCATCGACAACGGAGAAAACATACTCGGTATCGGTATCCTTCAGCAGCTTCGCCGTGATACCAGCACCTCGCGGGCCTCGGCCGATGGAGGAGATAAGCGGAAGCTGGTCATCACAGGAGAAGCTGTTCATATCAGGTTCACGGTAATGCTTCGCATGGCAGTCATCGCGAAGCCAGTACGGAGCCGGGTGAGTTCCGCTATAAGGTTCGTAAGGATACATAATCCCTCCTTTCCTAGTAGTTACCGAAGAAGTACGGTACGGTAAGGTTAATCTGACTTCCCGCATTGAGATGTCCAGTGCAGGTCATCGTAGCATCCTGGTCACCAGATCGATATCCTCCGACGATAAGGTCTGCATAGTCGTTTCCAGTACAGTTTTTATTGTAGGGGATGACAACCTCTGCACGCGAAGAAGTAACCGAGCCAAAGAAGTTCTTGATCCAATTAGTGCCATCGCCTCGGGAAACTCCACACTGCCAAGATGGGAAGGAGTTTTTCGGAAGGTTCTTATTTTTGTAATCCCCTTCCTCGTAACAAACAAGACCACTCATATCGAAGGTAACGGAGAACGAAACGCCAGTGGACATCGGGTTCTTGATATCGACCTTGCCTAGACACATCCCAACTTCGGATCGGATGACTACCCACTTAGCATTGACCTTACCGGAACCATCTACGCCCATCGTCTTGCCACCATCGAGAACATCTTGGTCGGTAATCATCTTATCGTAGGTAACGTACGATGTATCATTATTTTCATCAGTATCGTTACCTGATACATAACGAACAGGTTTCGGAAGCAAGTTGGCAAGTGGGTTATCAGGATCAGGCGTGGTAAGGTTCGTGATAGCGTTCTTGATAGCCCAATCGATATACGCCTTGATGTTCGGTTGCCCACCAAAGTCATCGGTCCAGTCATGGTCAGCACCTTCAAAGAAGCCCATATCCTTATGCATGTGCTTCAGTACCCAGTCGGTATAATCGGAAGCATCGATTCCATCAGGGAACCTTGTCATCTCTCCCTTATCGAGAATGTTATAGATGATGTCCGTCTTCGACATGCCCATGAAGTCAGCGAGATCCTGGAAGTCGGGAACGTCGATCGTCCCGCCCATATCGCCGTTGCCTCGACCGAACACAAGCGTAGCCGACCATCCCTCGCCAGCCTTGGGAGCGTTGAACTGATCGCGCGTAGTTCGCACACCGTCAGGTCCCATAGGATACCAGAGACGCTCATGGTGACTATTACCAGTGGCCTTGTCGAATCCATCGGGAGTAGGCTCATAGTTCCATTCGCCTTCATGGACGGTCTTCACCATCAGTGTTGCGATACCAGACCCAACCACGTGATCAGGATCCTCATCAGGAGCGCCAGCAGGATCAAGAGTCCACACGTAAGGAATGGCAGGAGTGGTCCACGACCATTCGCATCGACCGGGTCTACGGTAGATGAACGTGATTGTAAACGTGCGAGGGATCGTATGTGGCCTGAGATTGTATTGATACGACAGTTCACCGCCGTTGATGTTCTCAGATTTCCACTCACTTTTATACTCTCCCGTAACCGGATCATAGAGAAATCCCTCCAAATATGTTTCGGTGCAGGTGTCTGGATCGGAGATCTCAACCTTGCAACCGTAACCCTGAGGGCCGCGACCAACGGTAGAGATCATCGGAAGCTGATCGTCGCAGTCGGGAGCAGCTCGATCGATCGGATGGCGGTGGTGGTATTCATCGCAGCTGAGCTCGTGGGGATCGTGCCCTGCGTGCTCAGGTGGATATTGACAGTTCATATTGTCCTCCTATGGTTTCCATGGATCGTTTTGGTTGTAGATGATAATCGTTCCAGCAGCAACTATTGAAGATAGCATACCATCTGCCGAGGAATATCGCACTGAAAACGGAAGGTCCATAGCACGTTTCAGCTTTTTCGTAAGCTTAGGTTTGACCTTGATGAACATCTCCCAATCATCCTCCGCTCTCTTACTGACAAGAACATCGACGTTATCATGTTGATCAGATAGCTCAGGAGGCCAATCACTGTAATCGAGCAGGACTTCGAAGTAGTCCCACTGCTCTTGGTTGAGAGGAATCTTGTAGATGTAGCCTGCGTCCCAAGCAGTTCTCTCGTAGCCCATCTCTCCTGCGACGATAGGACCGTATTCCTGCCACGAGACCGCCATGAGCGAGGACGGCTTCTCAGTGTACAGCATCGACATGATTGTCGCTGACTCGTTGTTTCTAACGACAACGCGTTCTTGAGGGTAGATCCCGCCAAGAACCACGATAGGTTGCCGCGCGTCCGTCACTCTCATCGAGCACCACCGCTGACTTGACCAGGATCATTAACCTTGACGATAAACTTTCCGACGACTTCTCGTTTCAAATTGGAGCTATCATCGTCGAAAGATCTCGAAGCAAAAACAGTGACAAGCTTCTCCGCTTCATCGAACGGAGGCATCTCGGTTGCGGCTTTGATCGCATTGATCTTAACATCGATGATCCAATCGGAATCGTTTCTAATCGACGGTTCGGCTGAGACTTGCATCATCTGCGAAATGTACCACTTGCGATAAGCGTGGAACTCATCCTCACTCATCTTATCGAATGCCTTTTTCAAGTCGGTTTCATCAGGCTGATCCCAATTGATGAGGTCCATGTATCTCAGGTAAATATTCTGAGGAACGGGAATATCGGAAACATCACAGCTGACGACATACCCTTCCTTCTTGAGATGAATAGGGTAGAGTTTGCACATGTCGATATAATCGTGGCATCTCTTCGGTTCGCAATGAGCGTGGCCGTGACGGCAACAGGAGTGATCGTAATCCCATTCCTGGCAGCTATGGTCAGGATGATCAGGCGTAGGCCAACCGAGCCAATCGTGGAAGTCTCGGTTGTGCCCATGAACCTGGGTAGGCCAGCCTACCATACGATACCAACAGGGAATGGAGAACTTGGCCGTCGTTCCAGGTTCCAGGAAGATGACGCCGCCAGTCGTCTTGTTATCCATATCTCGACGATGATGGTGTTTAGGCGGCTTAATTCTTCGATAACCCATTTCGTTTCCTCCTTACGGGATGATTGCTTGCTTCAGATCGTTGTAGTCTTTTATATAAACTCGGATGTCGTTGTTCGAGTGCAGTCCTTGAGAGGAATCGAAACCCCAGACAATGCCCCGCTTGTTCGTGAGGTTGAAGGTTTTAGCCATGAAATGGGTCATCCTGAATCGAGCTTTGCCCCTGAAAGACAAGGTATAGCTCTCAAGCTTCAGATCTACTCGCATGTATTCAGCGAGGTTGTAAACCGGAGTTTCGTGGTTTATTCGCTTGGTTGTGGTAACTTTCCTACCAAGTTGGTCGATTCCAACCAGCTTTATCTCCATTGAACCGCAGAAGTAGTCGAACCTGAACTCAAGCTGAACAAGGTTCTGCAACCCGTTAAGAGGCTGAGCAACGCCGATACGACCGGACTGCATGTAGAAATCGACAGGTTCATCTTCAGGCTTGTCGGGTTTCGTGAGCGGGATGAAGCTCGCGTAGTTCTTTGTGAGGCATATCAAGCCTTCGCGAGCAGATTCGTAGTCAAGCGGCACAATGGACATAATGGGATCTTCGTTCTGCATCGTCATCGTCCACCAGGCTTTGCCATCGATGTCGTAGCAGAAGATGATTCCCTCAAGATAGTTCTCATCGAGGGATCCAGTGGCATGGCTGCCGAATACAAGGTAGAGCTTGTCGTTCATCTCGATAAGCACGGCGTCAGAAAACTCATTTCCAACCTGGTCTGTGAACACAGGCTCGATAGCGTCTGAGACGTACTGAGCCCGGATCTGAGAGTTGTATTCCATTGTGAGCGTAGTGAGAGCCAGACCGAACCTAGACACGGCGTACAGGCCATCTGCGGCCACCACAGCACCATAAGGAGACTTGCAACCAACGGCACCTGATACATGCTCAGCCTGCCATCCTTTGACAGACTGCTCAGAGGAGAGACTGACGTTATTCTCAACGAGGTTGTAACGGAACTCTTTTTGAGAGTTTGGGTTGTCGCAAAGCAGCGTGACGATGTTGTTACCAGACTGCGTCTTGTATTTGACAACGACCTTGATCCTGTTTCCCTGACCAGGATCGCAGTCTACAAACCCACCACCTGTGCCAGTGGAGATAGACAGCTCGTTACCAGGGTTGCCACCGATGTAGAGCCTGGCTGGGTTATCGACATTGCCCCAGAAGTAAACACGGCCATCGATAGACGTGGCGTATTTCGCTTCTACTCCAGCCGTGTAGTTCTTCGTGGGGACGGAAAGGTTCGCGATAGCCCACATATCGGTATTGGTGTTATAGCCATCCCAATGGAAGGACATGCGAGGATCCGGTCCATTGAGGTCGAACTCAAGACGATAGAAGAACGCAGGATCTTGAGCTTCTCCTTCGACGTAATAGAACTCCATTGCATTGAAGCCATCGGCTTTGTCAGCCTTATGATCGATAGCAAGGTAGCAGGATGAGGACCATTCGGTCGTCGGCTTGTTCACCCAATAGTATTTGATAGGTGCTGCTTCAGTAGGTCCGAACACGTTGCAGAGCGTATAAGTGATTCCGATACGGTACTGCATATCAGCAGGAGGAGCCTCATCGATAGCAGTTACCTCTTTGATTTTAAGAGACCCTCGTGGGTACAGGGCATATTGTCTTCCATATACCCAAGGGTCTGCATAGATGGTGAGCTTGTTTTCGCTAGGAGAATCGATCTTCGGATAGAAGCTCAAGTCATTGATCGGCTCGTTCTCCTTGTACTCGCTGATGAAGATGTTGTTCGATGCGGTAAGCGCTACGATGTACCCGCCGACGAGACCGATCCACGTCCATTCGGTTTCGGTAGGAATCGTTTCCGGTTTTGAAGCGGCGCTCTTGACTTCGATCTTCGTCCAGTTCTTATGATTGAGAACATCAGTCTTATAAATCGCGAACTCGGAAGTATGCTTATTGCTCGTGGCTGCATAGATGTAAGCCCCGATGTTGACGATGGGGCCAGTGAACTCAGTGCCTGTTGGAGGGACAAGAAACTTCTCCACAGTCTTGTTCACTGTCTCAAGCGTCTTCATCGAGGTTACTGCCACGTTGTTCTGAATCTCCATATAGGTCATCTGGAGATCGGCCTGATCATGGGAGATTCCAGATGGATCGAAGTCCGCCTGGTTCTCCTGAATGTTCATTCCAGTGAACTGTTTGAAAACCTGAACCTGAGGCTCGGAGTTTCTGGGTCGTCCGCCTCCAGATGACTTCTTTTTTGAGGATGCCTTGCCTGCCATATCAGATCACCTCGATGTACCCGAGGTGTGCAGTCTGGTAGGTATCGGGAACGGTGTGAGCCGAGTCGTTCTCGCGCATCGCTGACAGCATCATCTTGGCTTTGTTAGTTAGGCTCTCCACCATCTCAGATACGGACGGATCACCTTCGGCACGATAAGATGCGATCTTATACACGAAGTACAGAGGGTCAGGGCACCAGGTCAGCACTCGTTCCTTGTATGCCTTCGGGCAGTTATCAGAGCATCTGTCATCGCAAATGTGCAGCGGCTGCACAGTAGAAATTACGTCGGTTTCTATAAGCGAACCGAGTTCGATAGGCTGCCAAGGACGTGAGAAAGTGAGCGTATCGCCCACAACGAACGCCTTGACTCGGTTATCAAGGACATCGAGCTGCCCATGCATATCAAACATGGCTACGTCGCTGTGGTTGCCAGAGCGCGGAGACGTGATAGGAACTTCAAGAAAACCGCCGTGATTGTGTAGGCGGACGGCGTCATTGAATCCAGAACAGATCTTATAGACATCGGGAGGAATCTGAAACTCCTGAATCCCATGGTGAGGATTGAATGCCCAGCCGATCTCCCATCGGTCCCGAAGGAAATTCCAATCCTGCTCCTTCTGAAACTCCTGAAGGACAAGATTGGCTTCCATTACAACTTCTTTGAACTTGTCAGTCTTAGAAGAGAAGGCGCCGTCCACTCCCTCGTCCACGTCGATGCGGACCTTGTAGATGGCGTAGTAAACTTGCTGAACAAGTTCGGCTATAGTAAGCCCTCTCGACATGGTTCCTCCTCAGGTTACTTGCAGCCCTTCTTGGGCTTCTTCTTCGCTGCCTTCTTAGCATTGTTCATAGTCTGCTTGAATCCCATTAGAAACCACCTTTCCGAGCCTTGCTGAACGGGGATTTCTTCTCGTCTTTGTCCTCGTCTTCAGGCTTCTCTTCTTTGCAATCTTTCTCAGGTTCCTTATCTTCAGACGGGTCACCGTTGATGACGCCCTTGATAGATTTGAAGGCACCTTTGATGTCAGGCTCGCCGTCTTCCTTGTAGAGCACGTCGATACCGTCGCCTTCCTTAGGCTCGGGCATATCATCGAGGTGGAGCTTGGCGAGCATACACATGATCTTCTTG